TTAACTTCGGAGGTTTCTGGAGACCTGCGGAGCAAAGTATCAGGGTCCAAGTCAACTGATCCTATCAGTGCGTCAACTTCTACTTTAGAATAAGTATCTTCCAGAGTGGCATACAGATTGGAAATATTATTCTCAATAGTAGTCTGTAGAGAGTTTAATGAGTCCTGTAAACTGTCCTGACTCACCTTGGAAGACTCCAGGGACAGGACAGAGTTATTTATATTAGAGAAAATAGAATCTAAATGGGAACGTGTATAAATTGTACTAGTATTAGCCTTTGCATTCAGTAATTGATTAACTTCAGCTTTGGTATAATAGTCTAAAACACCACCTAGATTAGGGGTACACGATTTCCCGTAAAGATTTGTCGCCATCAGCGTCTAGGCCCAACTCCTACAGTGCTTTCAACTGGGAGACATACTAAGTCTTCGTCTCTGCCTGTTAAGGAGACGAGCTTGGTGTTGGGGCGTGTACAGGTTACTTTTTTCTCGCAAATGTTAGGTTTTCCGTTGGGAACACAGTAGAGTTTTTCCCAATACTCCTTGGGAGGAGGACCTGAACGTATGAGGTCCGGATCATTGGGCATAGGCTTAATAGCAACATACGCGCAAGTATAATCTCCACACCTGCTGTCGTAGAGTGCCACATTTCCTGTTTCGTAAAAAGACTCTCTTTCGAATCTAGCTTGACCCCATTCGTCCGAATTAGGGTCTACAAGGTCTTTCCCCCAAGACTCATTGAATTCACCCCAGGTAGTTCCAAATCCCCGAGGGTTGTAGTAAGAATACAGCTCAGACAGGCTTGAGACATTAGGCAAACCTACGGGGACAGAGGAACTGGCGTGGCATATCTCTTTCCACAAGTCTCTATTAAATGGTCCAGCGGGGGCCGGGATGTCCTCTAAAGCTTCGTACACAGCTACCCTATACCCGTCACTCTCAATCCGAACTATTGTTTCACCAGAGACATAGGATACTTGGCCAACGTATCTAGCTGATCCCCAACTCTCTACACTGAACTCACTTTCAAATCCCCAAGGTGCTGCAATATCCCCCCACTTAGTAGCTATGCCTTTTGCCGTATTGTAGGTAGGGTAAGTCTGTAGAAGGGATAAAGTATCCCTGTCACACGTATTAATAGTCAGAGATTGACACGACTCGTCAATGATGTCATTTACTTCGATATCTTTAGCTGCGAGCGCATTTAGCTGAGATGCTGTTAAGCAACTTACAGGGATATTGCCAAATGTTCTCGCAGCCACGTCACTTATCAGTTGTAAGTAAAGGTATCACCAACCATGGTGATTTCAATGGTGCTGGGGTTACCGCTTGTACGATCGACAACACCAAAGTTAAGGCTGGTCATTTGAGCATCGGGGACCACGATACGACGAGTTCCGAGCTGTTCGGGATCTTCGCTACAGGTAACCGGGGTAACGATTACGGTGAAGAATTCACAACCGTGGCTCTTCCAGAAATCGACGATGTCAAAGTGCTTTTCCGGGTCGAAAGCAGTAGACAGGGTCATTTCAGCCAAAGTCTTAGGGCCTTTGAGGTTGTAGACCCTTTGAGTGGAGCCATCAGCGTACTGCGAAGTAGTAGCGGTGTCTCTAATTCCGGAGAAAGACAGAAAATAGTGTGACCAGGGGGTAGCCTGGACGAGAAACTGGGACTGGGTAGACGGGCGTACCTTGATCATGATTAAAAGTTAGAATATGGAGGTTTTCGTCTCCTTCTATACAGCTTTCAACACCTTACATGTAGTAGGGAGCGAATAGGCTCCAGTAACCTGTGCTTTCTGGGTCCAAAACAACACATTCAGAGTGTACGTGACGGCGATTAAGACGATAAGACAGGGAGTAGACATTGATTAGTTGACCGACCATCTCTGGGGGCAAATCTTCTTCTCTAAGAACCGTGTTCTCGTATTCAATGAGTTCTCGACGGAGTCGATCGTGTTCGGGGGGAATAACTCCTGGTATAGATCTTATCTCATCGAGAAGGCGTTTGGCCGTAAAGATTATGTCTCCGACACTGGTGTTTTCATCAACGATAACTCGTGATGTCTCTGCATCGTTCGAGCTGATTCCTGTGGCCAAGCGTTCCCAGCCAACCTCATCCAGACCACCTTGTGCGAAACGTTCAGCAATACGTTTAGCGACTTTATCCCTCGTGGTCTGATCTTTAAGGTCTCCTTCTTCGTCGAATTCTGTAAAATCGAGGTTTTCCGTGGAAACTGACGCATGACCGGATAGCATTTGGCCAATAGCTTTTTCTCCGACGACAGGAGTCTCGCTCTCCCCAGAATCGACCGACTGAGTTTCCCCCATCCCCGGCATACCGCCCATCTGGGACATATCCACTTTTTCCAGAGATGGAATCTCTAGCTTATCCCTAACCCAGTCCAAATCGGTGACGTTATAACCAATGGCCTGGAGTTGAGTAAGCATCTGTACAACTTTTACCGGATCTTCTCTTTGCTCCAGGTCTTCAAAATTACGACGCAGTCTGGGAACAGAAACTCCAGGATAATTTAGCTCGACAATCCAGCGCACTAGGGTCGCATTAAGTGTCTCGTCTAACTGCTCGCTGAAGGCCTTGGCCTTCCTCATCCGAACCGAGTCGGCTACGGCGTCCCTCGCATACGAACCTGTCGATCCCGTGTCCTGCCCCACAGTGCTTTCCCCGTTAATCAGAAAGCTGATCTGTTGGTCGATATAGCTGATCAGGTTCTCGTAGAGTTCCGGTCTACCAGCGTTTCCTTCCAGCCATTTAACGTCCATTTCATCCGGGATGACAATAGCCGTCTCCTGCCCTAGTCTCTGAAGGGCTGTGAACAATGATTTGACTTCTTCCTCCGGAGTGCCTAGGCTAAACGTACCGATAGCTGTAGGAGTTGTATGCTTATCGGCATATTGGAGCCAGAAACTCATCAGAGTGCGGCGGAATTCGACAAGGCTGTAAAGCTGTCTTCCGAGTCCCGTACCGTACGGGTCCATGGTATTGCTGTAGCCCCAGTAACGGTGGACAACCATCGATCTGAGGGGGATAGGCATTCCCTCGACCGGAGACTGGATCGTAATAATCCTCGGACTGATCGAACCGTCCTCGTTGAGGATAAACTGAAAACGTCTAGGGTCTCTTATTTTGATTTCAGATGGGACAACGTAACTTCCCTGTCTCATCCAGCAGATTTCACCGATACTGATGCCAAGAATCAAGGATTCACACATGCCACGGACAAAGGCATCGAATCCGGAATTAGAGGTGACCAGCATCTCTCGGCCTCTGCTCTGCCTCGTATTGGATCCCATGTGATAAAGTGTCTGTCTGACAAACTCCGCTACTTCTTCGTCTTTGTCAGAATCCGAGGCTGGGAATACTTCCCACTTTCTCTGTATAATCTCTCCAACCAGTTTCTCCCACGCACTAATGACCGCACTGTCATTGAACAGTCTGGTATAATGCTCGATGGCCCTCGGACCACCGCCAGCCTCTTCGATTAGGATGTCGTCCCTGCGGGGCAAAATAGCACCCGTTAGAACAGTAGGAAGTCCACCCCAAGTATACGGATCTGATTTGTACCCTGCCAGGTTACCCTGGCTCAGACCTAGGCTGTAAAGACGATCGTTATATCCAGTTTTTACGATACGTTTTTTGTCGGTAGTATCATCAGCCATGTGGCTATTGGTCACTCTTCTCCCTAGCTTTCAACGGAAAATGACCTATTCCTCCTCCTGCTTACTCTTATAGACAATATCTAGATCTAGGATTGTCTGATACAGCTCTTCGGCGGTTAACTCCCCCTTCTCATACATTTCAATCGTCTCTTCAGCCCCATCTACGTATACACCGTATTTCGTGTCTGTCAGGATATTGATTCCCTCCACGCCCTTTGGGCGATTGACATTCTTTTCTCCATTTTCTTTAGATCTTCTTGCCATCGTTTTAGGTAGTTAGGTAGGTGTTGGGGGTAGCGCTGCTCCCATCCCTTGATATGCTCAAGTTCAGGGGGAGGTGTTTCTCTAAATTCTCTGCGAAGAAGGTGTATAGCAGATTTGACAAACTCCTCATTATTCTGAGTATAGCATCTATCAAATGTCTCTGGTGATATGTGGGGGTGAGATTTACTGAACTCTTGGAACAGAGGTGAGCTAGAAAAACTGACTACTTTGACCTCACTGTATTCTTCTTCTAGTTTTTCAACTTGTTCGGAGACAATTCTAGAGTCCCAGTATCCGAGAAACTTTGAGACTACTTGAATGGCCTGATAGACTCTACGTACTCCGTAGGAGTCTACGGCTTTATCAAAATCTTTTCTCAAAGACAGTGCAAACTTGGAGTCTTTCGCACTGGGCCAACGTCCCATTCTTTCTCCGCACCAGGATATTCCTATCAGGAGGGAGAGGAGCTGTTCGGGGATCTTGTCGGGATTGTTAATTTCCTTCACCTTTTGCGCAGCCCCCTGCAGAACCTTGGATCGGGAAATAGACCCTATGTGTGACTCCTCGCAAACTCCTCCTGATGTCTCCTGGTTAAACTCAGAGTCGTAATTATTGGGCTCCGACTTTGTCTCCGGTTTCGTTTTTCCCAGAGCTAGCATCTCTTTTTCGTGCTTGTGTGTCTCCTTTAACACCCACTTTTCGTGCTCCAGAACTTCTCTGACTACCTCTATTGGTAGATTTAGCTGACCCAGAGCTAGTAGCTGGTTTAATAGATTCTGGTCCATCACCATACTTTAGCACATCTTGCTCGGCTATTGCAACCAAGTCCCGATGAGACCAGGAATGGAGCAGTCGTGTCAGAGACGAACTAGGGATTCGTCCCTGATCAGACCCTCTGAAGAATAGGGCGTTCAGCTCGCGTTGCGTCGAAGCACCGGGTTCGTCGTATAGAATAATACGAGTCTCACTGGGGTCAGTCTGAGACATCGCCATGTGGAGGTGTGCGTAGGTGATGTGATCAGTGCCACAGAAGACTAGGTGGTGGTAGTCCGTATAGGGTAAAATCTTGTCCGCAGACAGTGAGATCTTATCCACTTCTACTTTTTCAATTTCTTCTAAAATCCCGACAAGGTGTGTGATCATTTTCCCCAGGTCTTTTTGGGAGTCTGACTGAGGTGTAGACAGTATGGCAATACGAAGCATGACGTTGAAAGCAAGGTAGCGTGTAAAGTGTAGCACAATTTGTGAGTAAGGCAACCGAGCTAATACGGGACCGTGTCCGGATTGTTATTACCCGGGCCTTAGACTCATATGGGAATTTCCCCATAGAAACTGAAAAAAAGAGATTCTACCGGATTGCGGTTGACTTGATACTGGAGGTCATTGAAAGGATAGAGAATGGCGACACTGTAACTCTTTCACCTATAAAAACCCTAATTGCGGCCGGTGTATTTTCTTTAGGGTTCGACAATAAAAAAGCTGAAGGTGTTTTCAAAGCGATATTTCAATCTATTTACTCAGAGATAGATAGACTGAGTATTGTAGACCCAGACACCGTTAGAGTCTACGAGAAATACGAGTCACTAATCCTCGAAGCTACTCGCGACTACGTAGTACTTTTAAAGGATAACATTAAGGAGTATCTGGGAAATTTACAGCAATACGGAGTTGCGAGAAATGTTAATTTACCTCCTACTAAGTCCAGGTTACTGAAGGTAAATAGGGTCAGTAATCCAGCTCCTATCCGGAGTAGGCTGTCTGAGAAGTTCTCACCTATTTTTGAAAGGAATGTTAACAACTACGCCGATATTATATCCGGAGCGTCCAGAGACATTAATTCGATAACCTCGGACTCCAAAATACCCAGTAGCTTAGATCTTATAGGGGTCGACCGTCTCGTAGCGACATTTTCCGGAGAAGGCAAAAAGATCTATACAGACATCTCTGTTTTGTATGATTTCTCCGTGGAGATAGGGGGATACGAGGGGTCCTTTGTCGGGGCAGTCGAATACCAGTCCAGGTACTACGAGTATCTGATGTCGATGTGCTATGGGAAGTATACACCTCAGGGTGTTCTGTCTGGCGAGTTTGGTAACTTCGAGTTATTGTACGGAGTCAGAACTACTAGTGAGTCAATAGGAGGTCTGAAATTCCTTGAAAACCTGTATACTACGTACTCTGCTAACCAGGGAGTCAGTGTCCCTGAGAAGTATGGGGAGGGAATCGAAGACAGATACGTGTACAAGACTATTGTAAAGCCAGATTTTGTCTCTCTGGCTTTGGAATCCGTATACGTACTCTGTCTCAAAGTAGGAGACACTATTCAGTCACTCTTAAACAATCCCCCGGATGGGATTGGGAACACCGACATTCATTTAAAGGCATTGGCCCGGGTATTCCCGTCATCTCTCGACCTGGAACTAAGGTCTACAGGTTTTACTGGGGCTATCGGGTCTCTCCTGTCTGCTCACAAAACCCTTTACCAGCTACTAGGATACGAACCTGACCTCCAGGACTTCAATGACAGACTTTATCGGGTATCCGAGATGCTGTCTACATTAATCCGGACTCTTCGTACTGCAGGGTTTAAACCTGGAGGTCACGTAGCTTCTCTTGAACTAACGTATTATGACCCTGACAGGGACAGAGTAAAGGAGAGACTGATTAGACTCGGATTTAGTGATATAGAGGTACAGGATATAATGTCCTGCAATAGTTTCCTTGAGTTGCTTGAAAAATTTGCCCCTGTAACAGATTCTCAGGATGTTATATCTCTTTTCCGGGCATACGATTTAACTAAACTCATCTACGAGTTTGGTGGTCAAGAGGCAATAGACTGGTATATAGATTTTCTGTATGGCAAAGAAGATGACAAGCAAGTTTTGAGGATACTAGAATACCTGGACCGTAACAGATCGAGTGCGTCTAAGATAACAGAAAACGAATACTCTAAGCTGATAGGCTACCTAGTTACTATAACCTACGCAGTAGATCCGGAAAGACTGACAGAATTCAATACGGCCTTGGAGGGTAACAACCTGGACCTGTTCGAATCGATCACCTATCTGCTCGAACAGGGAACCGAAACGATCC